CAGAAGGAGAAGAAACAGTTAGATATTAAGACAAAGATTATTGAAAAGAGTGGGTATGATGAGGTTATGATGGTTGATGATACGGCATTAGCAGGTAGTAATTCTGATTATAATACAATTAAAGATAATATACAGTATCGTAATAATAATCGATGAAGGTTGCTATTATAACTGATACCCATTATGGGGCTAGGAAGGGTTCGAAGTATCTTCATGACTATTTCGAACTCTTTTATCGTGATGTGTTTTTTCCTACCTTAGAGAAGGAAGGAATAACAACTGTGATACATATGGGAGATATATTTGATAGTAGAAAATCTATAGATTTGCAAAGTCTTGAATGGTCAAAGAGAGTTGTATTTGAACCATTAAAGAAATATAAAGTTTATGCTATTATTGGCAACCATGACTGCTATTATAAAGATACTAATATAGTAAATTCTCCTGAGTTGTTATTGAAAGATTACACAAATGTTAAGACATATTCAAAACCAAAGGAAATTACTATAGAAAAATTAAAGATTCTTCTTTTACCTTGGATTAATAGTGAGAATTATGAAGAGACTGAAAAGATAATTAAAAAAACCAAGGCTACAGTTGCCATGGGACATCTTGAGGTAAATGGATTTAAAGCTACTCGTGGACATATGATGGAAACTGGTACAGACTCTAAATTCTTTAATAAGTTTGAAAGGGTTTATTCAGGACATTTTCATACTCGTTCTAATGATGGAAAGATATTTTATTTGGGTAATCCATATGAGATGTTCTGGAATGATGTGAATGATCCAAGAGGATTTCATATATTTGATACGGAAACCCTTACCCATACTCCAGTTAATAATCCATATAAATTATTTTATAATATCTATTATGAAGATACGAATCATAGATTGTTTAATGCTACTGAATATACTAGTAAAATTGTAAAGGTTATTGTTCGTAAAAAATCAAATCCTAAGGAGTTTGAAAAATTTATTGATAAACTTTATTCTGTAGGTGTTCAGGACTTAAAAATTATTGAAAATTTTGATATTCAAGAAAATGAAGATTTTGAAATAAACGAAGAAGAGAATACACTTTCAATTTTAAATCGATATATTGATGAATCTGAATTTGAATTTGATAAGAATTTTATTAAAGATATTTTCCAAGATCTTTATAGACAAGCTTGCGAGGTAGAATAATGTGGCTTTTAACTCTTAAAGATGGTAAAGATGAAGGTGCTTATGCTGTTCAAGATAGTCATGGACATAAAGTTTTATTTTTATTTGAAGAAGAGGATGATGCCACAAGATATGCTATGATGCTTGAAGACCAAGAAGAAAAGGAAATGGTTGTAATGGAAGTTGATGATGAACTTGCATTAAAAACTTGTAAAATGCATAGTTATAAGTATGCAGTTATTACTCCTGATGACATTGTAATTCCTCCTAAACCTAGAAAATGATAACATTTCAAAAAATTAAGTGGAAAAATTTTTTAAGTACTGGTAATAACTGGACTGAAATAGATTTTCAACAATATAATACTAATCTTATTATTGGTACAAATGGTGCTGGTAAATCCACTATGTTGGATGCTCTTACCTTTGCATTGTTCAATAAACCATTTCGTAAAATTAATAAAGGGCAATTAATCAATACTACAAATGAAAGAGAATGTTTGGTGGAGATTAGTTTTTCTGTTAATAGTAGAGATTATATTGTAAGAAGAGGAATAAAGCCAAATATATTTGATATAGAAGTTAATGGAACTCTTCTTCATAAAGAAGCAGATGATCGTACTAATCAGAAATTATTAGAAGAAAGTATTCTTAAGGTAAATTACAAATCATTTACTCAAATTGTGATCTTGGGTAGTAGCACCTTTGTTCCTTTCATGCAATTGACTGGTACTAATCGCAGAGAGGTTATTGAAGATCTCTTAGATATTCGTATCTTCTCTGCAATGAATAATCTTATCAAAGAAAAGATTCGTTCACAAAAAGAACAAGTAAGATCTCTTGATCTTAAGAAAGATAATCTTAAAGATAAGATGTCTATGCAGAAAAATTTTATTAAAGAATTAGAGGAACAGGGTAAGAGTAGTATTGAAGAAAAGAATAGTAAAATTAAAGTATTAGCAATTGAAGTGGATACTCATATTGAGCACAATGAACTTAAAGAATCTAATATTTCTGACCTTATTAAAGAACAAGAAGAGGTCACTGGTGCATCTGAAAAGTTAAAGAAACTAAACAATCTTAAAGGTAAAATTACTCAAAAAGTAGCAACAATTACGAAAGAACATAAGTTTTTCACAGATAATACGGTGTGTCCTACCTGTAGTCAGAATATAGAAGAAGAGTTTCGTGTAAATAGAATTACCGACGTTCAAGATAAGGCAAAGGAGCTCAAGAAGGGTTATCAAGATCTGGAAGAGACTATAAAGTTAGAATCGGAGAGAGAACGTCACTTCACCCAACTATCAGAGGAGATTACTAAACTCAACCATGACATTTCTCAAAACAATACTCGTATCAGTCTCAACCAAAGACAAATCCGAGATCTTGAAGAAGAAGTTCAAAGAATTGCCGAACAGTTTAAAAACAGAAATACTGAACATGAGAAGTTAGCTGAGTTTAAAGAAAACCTCAAAGAGACAATTGAAAATCTCTCCTCAAGAAGAGAAGAAATCACTCACTATGATTTTGCATATTCTCTATTGAGAGATGATGGAGTAAAGACAAAGATAATCAAGAAGTATCTACCTTTTATAAATCAGCAGGTTAATAGATACTTACAGATGATGGATTTTTATATCAATTTCACATTGGATGAGGAGTTCAATGAAACGGTAAAATCACCGATTCATGAGGACTTCTCATATTCATCCTTCAGTGAAGGTGAGAAGATGAGAATTGATTTAGCATTATTGTTTACATGGAGAGAAGTTGCCAGAGTCAAGAACTCTGTGAATACAAATCTTCTTATCATGGATGAAGTATTTGATAGTTCCCTTGATGGTTTTGGAACCGATGAGTTCCTTAAGATTATTAGGTTTGTCATCAAGGATGCTAACATTTTTGTGATCTCCCATAAGTCCGATCTACATGATAAATTTGACAATGTGGTAAAATTTGATAAGATAAAAGGATTCTCCCGTATGGTGTCATGAACACTCCAAACTGGCAACACCACTCTAAGAAGGAAGCCAAACGAAAACTTAAACCACAGGCATTACGTGCCTCAAGAGAAAGACGCAGACAGTTGATAAAGCGTCTACTGAACCCTGCCAACGGCAGGGTTTCGTCGTATAATGGATTCATAATCAACAGAACACATGGTAGTAAAGCACGAAATCAAATCTCAACTTGCTAAACTTCTTGCTACAGAAGATTTAATAGTGGAGCATAAAAATGTACAAACTGCTGAGTTTAATGTTCATACTCGTGTTTTAACTCTTCCTAAGTGGGATAGAGCAAGTAATAATGTATATGATTCATTGGTGGCACATGAAGTTGGACATGCTCTTTATACACCTGATAGAAATTGGTACAAGGAAGTACAGGTACCACCATCATTCGTGAATATTGTAGAGGATGTAAGAATTGAGAAGTTGATGAAGAGAAGGTATGCAGGACTTGCTAAATGTTTCTATACAGGATATAATGAACTCAATGATGATGATTTCTTTGATATCGATGGTAAAGATCTTACTGATTTTAATATTGCTGATAGGGTTAATTTACATTTCAAGGTTGGTGCGTGGAATGATGTACCTTTTTCAGTTTCTGAAAAGGAGATTGTCAGTTTAGTTGCTAATACAGAAACTTTTGATGATGTATTAGAAGTTGCTAAAAAACTTTATGATTATTGTAAGCAAGAGTTAGAACATAAGCATAAAGAAGAAATCGAAACTGAAGAAGATAATGGTGATGAAATTGATTTAAATTTAAATGCTAATAATTCTGAAAAAGATGGTGAAGAAGGTGAGGAAGATGAATTAGATTATCAAACTAAATCACAAGATATGGGAGGTGGTGAAGGACAATCTGAACCTCAACCTCAGTCTCAAGGTGGATTTGATAATGAACCACAAGTTGAAACTGCTAATTCTTTAGAAGAAGCACTTAAAGATCTTACTAATATTCAAAATAATCTTGAGAATGTTTATTTTGAATTACCTAAGTTAGATATGAAAAGGGTTACTATTAGTAATGAAATAATACACAATAATCTTAATCAATCTTGGAGTGAGCAACAACAAGAATGGAAAAAAATGTTGGAAGAAAGAAATTATTTTACTAATGATATTTTCGAAGAAGTTGATAGTAAGTTTGTAGAGTTTAAGAGAAATGCTCAGAAAGAAGTTAATTACTTAGTGAAAGAGTTTGAGTGTAAGAAAGCTGCTAGTTCTTATGCACGTGCCACTACTGCAAGAACAGGTGTTTTAGATACTGCCAAGTTACATACTTACAAATATAATGAAGATTTATTTAAGAAAGTAACCACTCTTGCTGAAGGTAAGAATCATGGGTTGGTATTTGTTCTTGATTGGTCAGGTTCAATGCATGATGTTATACTTGATACTCTTAAGCAACTTTATAATCTATTATGGTTCTGTAAGAAAGTTAATATTCCATTTGAAGTTTATGCTTTTACTAATGAGCATCCTCCAGTTGAAGATACTTTTCATAGAACTGCATATGAGAAGAAAGAAGGTTTAGCTCTTGTTTCAGAATGTTTTTCTATGATGAATTTATTCACTAGTAAAACTAGAAATAAAGATTTAGATGTACAAATGAAAAATATTTTTAGATTGGGATGTTCATTTGCTCGTGATCTTTATACTGCATATCATGTTCCTATTGGAATGGGTCTTTCTGGAACTCCATTAAATGAAGCAATTATTTCTCTTCATCAAATTATTCCACAATTTAAAACTCAGAATAATTTAGAGAAAGTTCAATGTGTAATTCTTACTGATGGTGAAGCTGCTCCTATAAAGTATAGTAGAGAAATTCAACGTCAT